AATCCTTGCAACTGCCACAACCACAAGAGCCAGCCATATCCCTTCAAACACACCTAACAGGCCAACAAAGGCCAACTACTCTTAGCAGAAAGAAACTCTCTAAGGCAACCCCTAAAAGGCTTGAGAGCCCGTTTAGGCTACCAAATTACTTCTTTAATTTGTCAGCAAAATCCAAATCAGACTTAGCCCTATCCAACTTCACCAAAGCACGCCGACGCTGACGAGAAACAGTACGCGGATAACTCCGCAAACGCCGAGCAACCCTATAATCACTATAACCCTTAGCAGCCAACTTCAAAATCTCCTTCTCACGATCAGTCAACGCCAAACCTAAACAACCTCCAAAAGCATCCGCTTACAATCCAAACACTTACGATACTCAGCAATATCGACATGAAAATGACGCCCAACAACAGAAGGCTTCAAAACAGCAACACCGCACAAACTCTTATCATCCCTAAAATAATGACGCCGCCTCTGCCCACGATCATTCCTAAACCAACCTTCACCAGCTGAAATAACCAAAACTAAGAATCCTCCTCAGGAACCACAACGCTAGCGTTCACATCTAAAACGTCACCGGCGCCATAAACCTCAAACCCAAACCTCGTAAGCGCCCACTTATGACCGCGCTTCTCAAAAAGCAGCTCACCTGTCTCCAGCTGCAGACGGCGATTCATCCTCACGATCCGGCGACTAACATCATAATATTCCAGCTTGTACTGCTGCAGGCCTGCCGCGACATCTTTAGGAAAAACACCCTGATTACCAGCTTCTTTGATTAGCTCGATTATGTCGACGTCGACGGCGTCACAAGTTGCATACCGCTGAATCAAAGGCACACTAAAACGGAAATATCCAGCACCCTTAAGGCCATTCAAAATAACCCGCTGCGTCTCCTCAACCTTCTCCAAAATCGAAATCGCACGCTTAAGCAAAACCTGATTATACTTAATCCGCCCAACCTTCTCCTCCGCACTACGCTTCACCTTAACTTTTCCAACACTTTTTTCCATCGATTGAACAGGCAAACCGCCTAAAGACTGCTCATTGTGTTCACTCAAGATATTCCACTCCATCAACGCACAACAACTTTAACACCAACCAATCAGGACTAAGCAACCGCACAAAACCCCAACCCGAAAAGCATGGACTTTTCCCATGCCCCAGCACCCACCCAAAAACATGCTTTAAACAAGCAGTCACATCCAAAACCGCAACTTTTAGAAGTCTAAAGATGTCTCTGGATGTCTGGCCAACTATCAGGTTTATGTATGAAATATTAAGAAACATACCCTTTGCCTCCCTCACCAGCTGCAGCAGCAGGATCCTTCCCCTGACCAGCCTCTAAATCAGTAAACTTACCCAACACACCAGCAATCCGCTGCAGGTCCACCGCGATACTTGGCAACTTATCCAAATTATCAAGCTTACACAAAGCATCAGCCAACCGATGCAACTCAGCCATCACACCGCCAACCTGCGACGTCTCAGCCTTAACCTTGTTAAACTCAACAGTCAAAACACCAAACTGACGCTTCAAATCCAACATCTGACAAACCATAGAAGCCACCTGCTCATGCGTAGCCCTAATCAACGCCGGCGCAGTCAAACCATCCATCAACCGCTGCTTACCAGCATCATAAGTAAAAGGAAACAAAGAAGCCGCAATCTTGGCATCAGCAGGATTCTCAAACTCAAAATGAGGCTCATTACTCAACGGATCACGAACACCATGCTTAGACGGCAAAGGACTAGCATCAGCCGCACCATACCCAGGAATCTCAACAGAACCCGACTCCATCCACTGCTTAACAATCGGATCATAAACATGCCACCGCGGCCTGATCGGACCATCACCATCCCTACGCTTAGGCAACTCCCCCTTCGATTCCAAAACAATACCATAAGTCGACTCCAAAAAGAACTTAACCTGCTCAACAATACGCGCAGAATCCATCATCAACTCATCAACATTAAAGCCCTTAACGTGACCAGGATGAATCATCACATTAGCCTGATCATGATTAGGACCCAAACCCTCATGCAACTCAACCGTAACACCAGCCAACATGATACCCTTCTTATGCCAAAACCGCACATTACCCATCGGCTTCCAAGGAATCGCCTTATTCTCACGCTGCAAAACCTTAAAAATCAAAGGACGATCCTCAAACAAAATCGGCAAATACAAACGACCATCACCCAGCGTGAGAAGTGTTGAACCGTGCTTTGTCAAGTCATAATAACGCGGATGCCCAGGCTTATACTCAGGAGTTTTTCCAACAGGACCTGAACTATTAGGCACCTGAGTTTCTCGTAAAACAAGCGCCCCTGCCTTAACAAAACGGTTAGCCCAATAGGAAACATTGCTTTTCACGCAGTCAGCAGCAACCATAGCCTCTCCAGCAACACCATTAGCCGCTAAAACGCTAAGGATTTTCAACGCCTTCTTTGGCAGAGGCTCAGGCAAGACACCATTCTCAGAGTTACCAGTAAACCGTTTACCGTTGACAGAATGCCTTTGTTCAAAACACTTATTGAACCGTTGAACTGGACGTTTTGAACCGTGTTTAACTATGCGTTTTTTCTTTACCAAAAAATTAAGCCTCCCTACTTGCTTGCTTGAGCTTTGCTAATCGAGTTGGGCAAACCTGAAAAAGCGCCAAATTACCAAAAATCCGCGCAGGACAAAAACTACTATCAACACAGCGACGGCCAATAGAGCCCTCATAAACAGGATCCCGTACAAACTCACACATCTCCGGCACAACAAGCACCGGCAAGGAAGCCTCAACTTTAGCCGGCTCAACAGCAGCTGGAACACTATCTCTTGGCTGATTCTGTTTGATTGGTTTTTTAGCAGCCGGGTACTTTGCAAGAGAGCTAGCAGGCTTAAAAGTAAGCAGTTTCTTTTTATCTTCTTCACTAAGAAAATTAACCAAAGAACCCTTACTCAAAGGTGTCCCTCCCGTTTTAGTTTGCGATCAAAATACAGGGTTTCACAGTATTCGATTTGTTCAGGTTTGAGGTATGCGCATCTAACAGGGAGTTTTGGATTAATCCAGCAAACTAAGGGTAAACCGTCTATGGTTGCCATGTTCTTTTTCTGATAAGGGCAGGTTTGTTCAGTCATGGGTACATCTCCCGCTCCAAACTCCAAGACTGATAATACTCAGGATTCCGATGACGCGCAGCACACCGCAAATAAGAAATCAGGGCACAATCGCCGCATTTCTTAGGACAAGGAACCATATCAATAGCCTTCATTGAAAAGACTCCCAAAACCAATTCCTTTCAAGCCATTTCCGATAATGAGAACGAATCTCCCCAAGGTCAGTTGAAACAAACATGCCTTTTCTGCCCTTGTTCATTTCAGCCCACCTAAAAGTCCCGCCAATCCAAAGAATAAACCCGTAAACAGACGGCGGCAAAACAAGATTACTAAGCTTGTCAGCAAAACACAACTTTGACAACTTTAAGCCATATTTCAAAGAATACTCTCTAGAATGCCCAATACAGAGCTCAAAGCCTTCTCTTCCAAAAAGCAACCTACAAATACGAGCACCCAGCTCAGGGTGATTATCAACAAAATCGGATTCGTCTCTCCAAGAGATATAACCAAAATCGTGGAAGAAAATGCAAACAAATTCTTTGAATGAAGGCAATTTCTTGAAAAGCTTTACCCAAGCAACCGTTACAGTGGCAGTGTGAATAATTGGGTTATGAGCACCTATGCCTAAAAAGCCCTGTTGACCGGTAGAAAGAGGCCTGATTAATCGCATTAACTGAACACCTCATCATACAACCGGCCAGCCTCATCATCAGCCGCCCGCTGCTCCTCACTTGGCAAATCACCCTTTAACCGCTTGTACTCATCCCAAAAATCACGGCTCCAATCCATCGACTTAAGCATCGAATTAAAGTTAGCAAAATTAATTTTCTGGAAAAAACCGCTGCTGCGATAAGCATACACCCAAGCGGCATACTGTTTAACGCCCTCTTCTGGAGTTCTGGCAAGCATCCACTTACGCATAGACGTCAACGTTCGCAGCTGCATACCTTGGCCACACTGAGGACACTTCCCGCGACCACGATCAAACCCTTTACTTCTACCCTTCTTATCCAGCAGAGTGATCAAGAACTTGGTTAACGGCAAGTGACTAAGGCAGAACGGGCAACGCACATTCAAGTAAGGATCAATACCCTTCTGTGTGATTGTTGCAAACTTTGACGGATTAGCCTTCAACTCTACTTCCTGACCAGACGTCGCAGAAAAAAGCAACTGCGACTTATCCTCTCCACACCTAGATTGAATACGCCACTTACGCAGCTGACGCCCAGACGGCTTACCCGCCTGACCATTAACCTTAATCACCTGCTTAGTCTTTGCCATTACTCTGCGCCTCCAAAAGCCATCGATTTATTTTTTTTTGTTTGGGACAATGAACGCCCAACTTACGATGAAGACAAGACTTGTCACGACAATGCACATAACGGCAATGAATCGTAGGCCTACGAGCTTCACGCTTAGCCAAAAACCGCCGCCTTTTCACAACACCGGGAGCAACACGAGCACGCAAACGCTTCCCATGCGTCGGACAAAGCTTGATACCAGTACCGTTAACCTGCTCCTGACCATGCGGCACCGTATGCCCACCAGCCGAACAGAAAAACTCTAAATCATAGTTGACTTTCAGTTGAAGCGCCTCCAAAAATGCGTACGGAAATAAGGCACCTTGTCAACGTAATGCGTACGTTCACTACGAACATACCAAGCTTTACCCATCAACGCTATCACTGGCAAAATAAGAACATCAAGGTCTTTTAGGAAGCGCCGGAAATAATCACGTCTTGCCAGCCTCAAACCCTTAGCTTGAAAATTATGCAAAGCAACCTTACGAGCTTCATGACGCAAATCAAATAATCGCCAATTACAGCCCTCACAATTATGAGGAGACTGCTTGAAGAAACTTTTAGCTCCACAATCAGGGCAAGTGAAATACTTGTCACCCCTAAACTCTTTAACTACTAATGGGAAACGGCGCCACAACCAAACTTTTCCAACAGGCACATGCCCATGCGGAACCCTGACTAAATCATAATACAAACCCTCAGACGCTAACGCTAAAGGTTTAGTCTTAAGCACCTTAGCCTGAATGAGTTCCTTACGATTACTCCAAATAACATCAAAGTTATCAGGTTCACCCAAGATTAACAAGTCAGCGCCACAACTGCACATAATTCGTGCCCCTGGAGGCCCAACTAAGAAATCATCGTAAGGGTCAAGACGAATTTTCCCTTTAGGAATCTCCTGAGTTAAACGCTCACTATGCCAAAGACCACAATAAGGGCAAGAAAACCCAACTTTCTTTGTTAAACGGAACCTTGTTTTAGGCTCAGACTTCAACAATTAGGGAACCTCCAAGAAAGGTGCTAACGGCTTGGTACAATATGCAGAGAGTCGACGCTCAACTGTCTCCTGATACCGGCTTCTCAAGATTGACATGGGCAACCGCTCATTAGCACGTAAACGGTCAGAAACCCATTGTTTATATGACCTGCAAGCCCGTTCACGAGCCTCAAAAAACTCGCGATTCTGCCGCGCAAACTCTTCAATGTTGCTATGTTTTGGCTGCTTAAACATAACCTCAACACACTGCTTTTCAGAGTCAACTTTAACAGATTCGAAGTTTAGAAACAGCATAGCCTTCTCTTTGCTAACGCCAAGACCCGAAAACGGCTCAAGCACCTTACACTTAAACTCGTTAAGAATATCGACTTTTAAGCAGCCGTCAATATCGCCGCCACTTGCTATGTCAACTTTGACGAAAAGGCAATCACGACAAGACACCTAAGAAGCCTCCTGTAGAAAAGAACAACCCTTACACTTCTGGCGCCCAAGAGAACGATTACCTAACCGACCACGAGAACAAGTCACGGCGCCACAACGATGTCCAAGACGCCAAGCATTAAACACAACAGGACCAACACCAAAATTCTGAGCATGACTAGAATCCTTCCACAAAGGAGGCGCAGACGAAATCAAAGTAATCTCATTAACTCTAACCTTTGGCAGTCGTGAACCTTCAAAAACAAGGCGTTTCTGCTCATCAATCCGTTTAAGCTTCACATTGACAAGAACAGCACAATCCGCTAAAGTCACGTTGACACGCTGACCAACAAACGATTTAGCAGAACGCAAAGTCAAGACCTGAATAGTTTGTTTTCTCATTTAGTTTTTCTCCTGGTACTTTGAATACGCTCAAAAAACAGCAAACACTTGATACCCTGACAGCAGCCAACGCTGCAACTGCAAGACAAGGGAACACCCGAAACAACATCAGTCTGGGATTGAATTTCGCACTGCAGAGTCAAAACAACCTGCCGACGAGGAACAGGGCAGCAAGTTTTAATCTCTTCGAAAACAGGCTCACCGCTCAAAACGGTCAACCTCCACGTTTAATACAAGAAATAAACAGACGCCAAAGACCAAAGAAAAAGAGGAGGAAGGAGGAGCACGGGAGACATCGCCTGTCGTCAGTGATAAGGCTTTATGACATCGGGTTTCCAGTTTATTAATTGGGGTTTCAACGTCGGGACACTGCGGCAAATCCGGTCTTTGACTAATCGGAGTCCCAGCAATCGCAATACGCTTTGCTCTACGGAACCATGAAGCACCAAACTTGTCTATCACATGCTGATAACCACCAAACAAAGCAGCCTTCAATTCTTCAGGCGTAGTAACTGCCAAAAACTCGTAATCAGTTTCTGTTCTAAAGCTTAGTTTCCAAATGTTAACGTACTTCATCGCATTATCAACGTTTTTTAAGCCCAGCATTTTCATAACTGAAATCGGGTTTCCATTCGATAGCTCAGCAACAGTAGTTCCGCCCCAATGCCGAAAAGATCGCAACTCAATATAGTTGATTCTGTCATTATGGGACATAGAGGCGACGCGGCGTTTCAAAGTGATAAAAGTGCCACACATCGTATTGTACTTGCAGGGAAAGAAACGCTCCGAATCATGAGGCAACATGTTAAGCATTGCAATTAATTTGTCTGAAACCTCAAGTGTTCTTGGCCTATGATTTTTCACTGGATGCCTAATCGTTATGAATTTGCCTGCTAAGTCTTTGCGGTCAATCAGTAGAGCCTCGCCGGGATCAGTGAAAGTTTCTTTAAGCGTCTGCAGATAAGCCGCCATACGTTTACTATGAGATGCAGCAATCAACTGGTCAAGCTCTGCTTCTTCAGGGATGAAGGGAATAATTTCTTCCTGCCTGTAAACAGGACGATCCCAACTCATTTTATGCATTTTTAGGAAAGCTTCGTAAGCATAGCACAGCAGCATCTTTGTACCGTTCTTTACCTTGTGAACACCGATTTTGGCTTTAACGTCTTCAGGATCCATTAAGTCACAGCCAAGGTAAGCTAATGTTTTAATGTCACTTGGGTAACAGTTTTCAGCGTAGCCTTCTTTTCTTAGCCAACCTTCAAAGACTGTTATGGCCGCTTTAGTTTCTTCTGGCAGTTCTCCCGTGCCATAGCATTTCGCCTTTGGCACGTACAAATTTTTCGCTCCTTTTGCGCATATTTGGCGAACACTATCTAAGGAGCCAGAACTTTTTAAAGGCTTGTCAGAAAACCGCTGCTTACAGCACGTGCACTTCCAACGCTGAACCGTTGAACCGTTTTCATTGTAGCGTAGGCCTGCGCGGTAGATTTTGCCTGTTTTACAGTTGTTTGGGCAGTTGGGGATTTGGGAGCTGACACCGGCAGGACTTGGCTCACCACAAGAATCCAAAATACCTGACTTGCACACAGGGCCTTCACCGGCTAACTTTACAAAGGGGGCTTCCGTAAGGTGCATACCATTGCCAAATACGCGCTCAGAAGCTTCAAAAGCAAGATCAGCATTTCCCTCCCCAACAACCATTTAAACAAAAACCTCCACAAGCGACGTCTGCTTAACTCGGACGGCATTAAGCCCTTTGGCCTTCTGATTTTGCAGTATAGCATCGACTAACTCTGCCTTTTTCCTACCGCCAACAGCAGTGCCGCCTTTAACAGCCAAAATAACCCTCAACTCATCGACATCAAGTTTACTTAGCTCCAACTCAGAAAACGCCTTATCATAGAAACCAAGCATCAACTGAGCAGCCGAATCAAAAACAACATCCTCCTCACTAAATGAAAGCTCGACTTGAGCGTCCGGATCGTCAAAGGGCGATGGCAAAACACGCACATACTTATCCAACTCGGCATCATCCAGGTAGAACCAATTTTGCTGTCCATCAAAGACGTCAACACCCGCCTTAAGATAACTGCGCAGGTCCTCCACAGAACCAGCAGCATTACCTATCTGAAAGACTGCATCATCCTCTTCCTGCTTTGGAAAAACGTAACCTTTTGGCTTTAACTCAATTTCAAACATGCTGTAACGCTTGAAATAGTCAGCCGGATTTCTACCGCCCGAAACAAAAACCTGACAAGCAACCGGAGAACCCACTAAGATGATTCCTCCTCAGCAAAACACTCACCGCAAAGCTTGTCGCCGACAAGAACCGCGTTCTCCTTACCACAACTGCTACAGGTGCCAAACTCAGGCGCCTTCTTTGACTTTTTGTCCGGAACATCAAGCTTACCCTGAAAAGCTAGCTCAATAAATTCCCTAACAGGATCAACGTTAGCAGGCGAATAAGTATCAACCTTAGATTTTTCACCACTCCGATACTCTTTTGCTTCAGCTCTAAAGTTTGCATACCCATGGTTGATGTTTAGGCTAACTGTCAGGCTGTGTGGTGCATTATTTGAGAAGTCAATACTGAACGGCACTTTACCTTCAATCGTTCCTCTAACCGCAAAATGCTCAATCTTTAGAATTTTGGGAAAGAAATCCTTAATTCGCTGTTCAAAAGTGTTGCTTAATTCTGCAACAGTATGAGCACAACGTAGAACACTTGTTTGTATTGGCTCAGGCTTGTCACCGTTAATTTTGTGTTGTTCTGCTTGTTCCTGCTCATAATGTCCTTTACCCGTATCTAGGTTCCAAGAATGATTATGGTTACCACTTGAACAGTCAACCCAGGGCAATCCATGGAAAATATCAGGAAGTTGCTCAGCACCACATTTAGGACATTTTGGAAAAATAGCCGTTTCAAGAGCCCTTTTTAGATCTTCTTTCCGCTTAAGGTCAGCTTTAACCTTTTGAACATCTTCCGAAATGTCCCTAACAGATCGAACCTCCTGATTTCCCCATTGATTTTTAAAGGAAATTTTCTTTTGCTCCTCTTCCGGTAGTGTTGCAATCGGCTCTAAGTGACTCGGCGTGATTGTGCCACGTGGCATCATGGAGATTTTCTCTTTAATTTCAGGCACAAGCCGCAAAAGGCTCAAACGATGACTAACCGTCGAGGAGTCAATGATGAATTTTTCAGCAATCTCCTTCTGAGTAAGGCCAACATCAACCTCACTCTTGAAAAGCGCAGCTTCCTTAAACGGGTCAATAGAGCCGCGTTCCTTACTTTTACGGTAACAAATACCCTTAGCATCTTCCTCACTAATCTCCTCAAGATCGCAGCGGAGCTCTCCCCACTTAAGATCAGAGGCGCCACGCCAACGATGCTCACCGTCAACTATAACGTAAGTTGGATGCTCAGCAAAAAACGCCCGATTCTCCTCATTATCCTCACACGGATAAAAAGCAAGGTACGGACTGACCAGAACAGAATCAATGCGTTTAGGACCAACCGTTTTCATGTCAGCCTTCAACGCCTCAAACTCTTCGGGCTGCATCACGTTAGGATTAAACTTGTTAGCCTGCAGCTGAAAAACAGGAAGCATCTGTTCAACCATTTAGGTCTGAGCCTCCATGGGCAACATCGCTTCACCAGAAACCGCGTGCTTATGCATAACAATCCGAGAATCCAAACCGTCAACGCGATCCTTGAGCTCACCGCCAAACCTCTGACAATCACATATCGTCTCACCAAAAACCCGCACATCCTCAGTTGCCTCATCTAACTTTGAAGAGTCCTTTTGCTGCTTCACTTGAAGATCAGCGATGTCAGCCTGCAGTTTAACAATCATCTTGTAAAGCCTATCAACTTCCGGTTCATACGGCGACGCCTCAACAAGCACAGATCCAGCTGAAACATCAACGCTTTTTTCGCTTAAAATAGACGTTTCCGACTTAGCCAGCACACCATCAGGATCAAAGGAATTACCGAAATCCGCAGGATTAACCGGTGTCTTTGTAACTTTGTTACTCTCGTCACTTTGTAACGGCTGCACAGCTTTAGCATCACCTCGACGAGGAACAAACCGCGGCTTAATCTTACCTGCCTTTTGCAGACGCCAAATATGATTAGTCAAAGAAGCCCTAGTCCGCTGCGGATACACCATCTGAAACTCACCGACAATCTTTTCAATGCTCAACACTGGCTGCTTAAGCCAAAGAGAAACAAGCAAATCATCCTCAGACATCGACCACGCAACGCCATTAACAACCTGCTTACTTCCAACTTGTTTTTTGTTTTCCACTTCTCTTTTCACCTCAACATTACCCTGAACTTTACTTGATTTCTGACACGGCTTAATGGCGCCGCTAGCCCTCAAACGCTTATACCGCGAAACAACAGAACCCAAAGACCTGCCCGGATTCTTTGAAACAAAAACTTTGGCAATATCATTAGGACCATACCCTTGACTGTACAGGTCTACAATCAAAGCATCCTCTCCAACAGAGAAACGCTCACCAAGGCCAACTTTAGAGCCATCCGACTTAACAGGCTCCTGCTGCACCTCGACTTCTTCAACAGCGTCTTTTACCGGCACAACTTGTTTACTTTGAACCGGTGAAACAGCAGCTGCAGGCGGCACATACGCAACCTTACCAGCCGGCAAAAACTGACGAGTAGACTTACGCATCAAAACAGGATCCACCGCAACCTTAACAAAAACAACCCTCTGATCATCCAACACATCACGAATACAGGCATGACCATTTTTAGCAAGATCAAGCGTCCACTCATCCTCAAAATCGCTAGCTGGAACAACAATACATTTACCGCCATGCACAGCAACGCTAGTTTCCAAGTAACCTTTAGCACGCAACCCACTAAGAGTAACAATATGCAATACGCGGACACGCCTAGCCTCTAGTTCAGACTCAGGAACAGAAATCGCCATCCTACAGCTGACCTCCCATCTTAGCCTGCTGGACATAATGCTCAAGCACCGCAGGATGATCCTCTACATAGCGAGCGCAAATAACACAGAACAAAATATCTGCTACTTTGCGACTGCGCACGCCTTCAGGATGCTCAGGCTGAATAACATCGTTGCAACGAGGACAAAAACCCGAATCAACAGCTTGAGCACTCATCTTACTTTTTGCCTCCAGACTTGACCTTGCACAAACGGCAATAATTCAGACACATGCCCCGACGCTGCTCATCGGTAAACTTGTCACTGCAGGCCCATGCCGAATTTTTGGCAGAGATAGAGCAGTCTTCTTTGAGGAATTGACAGGCAGCTCGATACCGCACCGGCGCAGAAGCAACCACAACAACAGCCTCAACACTAGCGTTTGATTGGCAAAAAGAAACACCAAAATTCATTCAGCTGCAACCTCCTCAGCCGACGGATCAGCATCATCATCAATCACCTTAGGCACAAACTTTTTACGATTCTTAGAACGCTCCAACAAAAACAGCCGATTCTCCACTTCCTCCTGAATAACTTTCTGCAACTGCTGAGTCTCAGCAACAACCCTAAAAACCTGCATTAAAGCCTGCTTCTCCTCAGCAGTCGCTACCTTAGCAATAAAACTTTGAACAGTATCAATAGTTTCATGCAACCGCTGATCTAAAACCATGTACCGCTTACCAAAACTGTGCAAATCAATCTCCTGCTGCAACCGCTGAAGTGAGTCAGCCTCAAACTTTTGGCGTTTGCGAAGCGCCTTAATGTCCTCCTGCAACTCACGCTTAGCCACGAGGTTTTTGGCGCGGTCCTTGTCACTCCATCCACGCTTGACACCGCAGCCGGGACAGATTGCACGATTCATCTCCGCCTGGAAATAAGCCCAGGTACCCCACGCTAGCTCTTTGCCACAATCGTCACAGCGCAGATCAAGCGGCAACTGCTTATACTTGACCTCGCCAGTAACAGCTTTAACAAGATCCCAAACATCCAACAATAGACTTTTGACTTCGGACTGACTAAACTCTCGATTCTTCTCTTTGGGAACAAGCGACATAATATCGTCTTTCAAACTCGCCATTAAGCAGTAACCTCCACCACAAATTTTGGCTCGCCCCGAAGACACCCACAATAAGCACAACGATCAGTAGGCTGAGGCTCACGAAGCAACACAGGCTTCCAATAAAACCGATTAGAGCCGCTGGCTTTCTCAAAGCGCATATACCGGTGAGTATTGCCATGGCAAGGATGCCCAGCAGACTTTTTGTAACCAGCACCCAACCCTAAACAACCTCCCCAACCGCTTTAGGAACCTGCAGCTTCTCAGAAACCTTACCAGGCCGCAAAGCACGATGACCCGCCTCAACAGAATCCTCATTAATATAACTACGACCCATCAATAGCGACCTCCAAACAAATTCTCAAACACCTTAGGATAAAAACGCCAAAGCATCACCATAGTCTTAGGCGGAAGACAACCAGCAGCCAAAGAAACACATCCAGTTTCACCAGTCACAGAATCATTAGTAAAAAACAGCATCAAATAACCAGTACACTTTGAATCCTCAATCTTGGTTATTTTGGTAAAATCAACCACTTTTTCCGGCGCTTCAATCTCAAGAGCTAACTTCAGGGTACTATGCATAATTTGATCGCAAAGCTTCAAGTTAGCAGCAGCTTTTGAATCACTCATCAGCAAGCCGCCTCCAAATCAACAATCCCCAAAGAATCACAATGCACAGCTAGCGAAGCCGGACCAGCAGGATCCACATCAAGAACAGCACGCATTTCACCATGCCGCTGACAAACAAAAACCGCCCTACCATCAACCTTCCTAACACTAAGCTTACTATGACAAATAGGACACCAAGCACCCCTAACAAACGGCAAAACAGCCTTAACCCTACAGACAACAGACTGCTCACTTGACTGAATTTTTTTAGAGATTACCCTTTTCCTTTCAACCATACATATTTTCCCTCTCTTCCTTTTCAACTATGAACGCTATCGACTAACCCGCAACCATCCAACCCCGACACAAACGCCAAAGACGCCGAGGAACCGCAAGGTTTCTGTTTGGGCAGCAAACTGCTGGGGTAACTATGGGAAAGGAGAACGCAAAATTACGCTCCCCAAAAGCACCATCACCAGAGAAAAGCTTCAACCCCAAAAACCTCAAACCCTCCTAAGCACTTACTGTTTTTAGTAATTCTCGAATTGCATCACGTACAAAATCAGCACGGTTTGCATAACCGCCCTTCGCAAGAGCATCATCGACTTTTTTTAGCAAATCTTTTGGAAGACTAACAGTCGAATAATCTCTCTCTTCGCATTCTTTTTCTGCCATTCTATACACCACATTTAATTAAACTTAATGTAGATTAATGTTATAGATGATAGTTCCAGAAACCTTATAAGCTTTTCCATTAAGTTTAATTACCGGTAAGGAAGAATCAACAACGCCAAAAAAATCAACCAAACCAAGAGATTACACAACCGTCTCAATACCCAACTCATTAATGAAAAGAGTCGATGACGTTGTTGAAAGCGAAAAATACGGCTACCAAAACAGAGCAGACTTCATTTTAGACGCCATCAGAAAAAGACTAAGAGAGCTAGGACTTCTAGAATAACCCAAAAGCCCCCAACTCATGACGAATCTTCTCAAACTTAGAGGATTTCACAAGGCCATGCAACCGCTTAACACTGCGCTCAGCCGACTGCAAATCCTTACTCTTGGCAATAATTAACTCAACGGCTTCCAAACAGTCATCCCAACTTTTTACATCATTATTAGTTAAAACTGTGCTTTTTGTTACCCCACTCATGTTTAATCTCTTCCAGAAAAGCCAATTAAACCAAGTGCTTTTTAACACTTCTATTATTCCTAATAGATGTGATACTGTTCAACAAAAGCGACTTTCTGTATATCCACGGATATACCCGTATTTATAAGCAAAAAACCAAACGCTAGCCCTCAGGGACCAGCCATCAAAAAAATAGTCAAACTCCGCAAAATCGGCAACAGCACCGTGATCAGCATACCTAAAGAAATGCTAACTGAACTCAAGTGGCAAATAAACGACCAAATCATTCTCGAAACAGAACAACAAAACCCGCCATACACAACCCAACAAACCCTAAAAGCAGAAAAAATAAAATAAAAAGAGTATTGGCGTTAAGCCAATTTATGGAACTATCTGACTAACTTCGCTGTATGTTCCGCCTTCAACAACAACCTTGAAAACTACAGTTTCACCGGATGCAAAATTAAGGCCTGTAATAGCAGCGACATCGATTGTTCCAGTTGCACCTTTAGTTAATGTTGCAGGGCTTGGAGCAACTGCTGATGTTGTATCGGTAACGAGTGCACCATTAACGTATAAGCATTGATTTGGAGCAAAACTGACGGTACCATCGCCAATATTTTGGACATAAATTGCAGTAACATTCATGCCTGTTCCAGGAGTTTCATCCGCTGCAAAGGCAACGCTTTGGATCTGAACTGCTTGGCCTGTTTTAGCAGTCTGGAAATTCATGTATCCCATGACCCAAGCATATGCTACTAGTGATGCTACAACTGCAACTGCAATCATAAGCAACACGCTGATTACTGGTGAAATTGCTTTCACATTTTTACGAACTTTTCTAAGATTAAATATCATATTTTTTCCTTCTCCTTTTTACTAACGCTAAACCCTCAATCGCTATATAAACAGCAATGGAAAAGAACAATGTAAAAATCTTCTACCCAAAACAAGAACAAGCCTTAAAAGCACAACCAAACAACATCAAACTTAGGCTTCCGCTTTCCTTGGTAGGCTGATAGTTAAACATTCTAACAGCCATTTTCCCTTCAGCGGAAGCCTACCTTTTACCCAAACCATCAATTTTAGGGCACACCTTAACAGTGCACTCAACAACGCCTTTTTCAGTTAACCTATGAAGACTTGCACAGTCAACACCCGATCTGCCAAAAAACCTTGGCAAACAATTATCCATAACAAACTCTGCCGGCAAACCCTTACGCTCAAACACATCAACCACGCCTAAGCACCCCTCTTCAAACGCCTCTCAATCAATCTAAGACGCACAACAAAATAAACAGCACTCAAAATCAGAACTACACTATCAAGCAAATTGGGGAAAAACGGAAAAATCACTTCCTTAACCACGTTGCCAGCATACAAATTCAGATTAAGCACCACTTGGAAGTAAACAAATTTCAGAGCAATACCAGTACTGCCAAATACACAAGTGATAAGCAATATGTCATTGAGCAGAGCACGCCAAGAACTATGTAAAACGTGCATCTTTAAGCCTCCTTAACAGGCCGGCAAGCATTGCAGAAATACACAGATCGAAACTGAGCAATAGAGCTGCCTGCAGCATAACTGATCGGCACACGAGTAACATTGCCCTCAACCATTACCCTGCTACCTTTGGGAATAGTTGCATGACAGCTAGTGCACTTGTGCGCTTTGATAACTGTTGCAGCATGAGGCTCACAAGCCTTCTGAATCTTGGCTAACCGCTCGGCTAGCTCTGCCCGTCGCTTAAGAGTTTCAGCTTTTGCAGCTTCTTCCTCAAGATGCTTCTCTTCACGATGCTTTAGGTATAATTGATGTTGTTGCTCAACTTTCGCGTTATCCATCATAAGCAAATACTCCTCAAAGCCTCTACTGCAGCAGTTTTGAGCCTTAGGCACTCACCATTTTCCTGACGCAGAGTACAAGCTATTATGCCATTGTAAAACTCTGGGCAAGTTTTGTTGCAGCTGCAGTACGAATAATTTTCTGCTGGAATTTTTTTCATAAGTATTTGTTTAGCCATCATCTGTTATTCCTCAAGTTACTATTATAGTAACAAACTTATAAGCGTTACTATAACAGTAACAAAATCAAAATCCGCTACTATAACAGTAACACTTTAAATATAACCTACCGCTAAAACACTAACAGATAACCAATGCGCGAATACATACTGACAGACAAAGAACGCCAACTCATCAAAGAATACATAGAAACAGGCAAAAGACCAGACGGCGAAGCATTCCGCACACTACTCAGCCGCTGCCGACACATGCAACCAATCAACCAAGACCTCAAACTCATAGAACAACTCCTACAAAAAGCAGGAGAAAAACCAACAGGCAACCCATAATTTCAGCGATCATCAACCATAATAATTCCCCTTCAACCTAACCCCACAAACAAAACAAGAATCAAACTTTTGATTTCTAAATGAAAAGAAGCAACAAACACCACAAAAAACACGCCCACACGCCGGGCAAGTATGAAACCCGCCACCAACCATTTTACCACAACCATCACAAGGACGAGTTAAATCAACAACTGACATAAACCAAAACAGCAAACCCAACATGTTTAAAGACACTGGCCAAACAACCAAAACCGGCAATAGAGACGTCGGTTAAAATGAACGACGCCTAACCAACTGCCGCTTAAACTGCGAAAACCTCCACCTTGCAATCCTCGGCACAACCGCCAAAAACGGCTCCGGCGACATCTCACAAGTAGCATACACCGCCAACGCAGCTGCACAAAACACGTCATCATGAGTTCCCTGCGGATGACTAAACGCTAGCCCACCATCAGCCCGAAGCGCAAACCGCTCAACATTAAGCTCATTGCAAATATCGCCGCGGTAAGGCTTCTCAAAAGTCACATTAGGATAGAAAAAGCGTCCATCCTGCATACGCTTCTTAAGCAAACTAAACATCTCATTCTTCCGCGGCACACTAAAAATAACGCCCTCAGCGTTATCAATACCGGCATCCTCCATGTCCTTAATGTAGCTTGGACCATCCCTCGTAATGTCAACGCGGATTTTGCGAAAACCCCCCCAACGATCCTGCAGTTCCTTAATGTAACCTAAAACCGTAGAGTCATAAGTTGGATGAGGAAAAATCTTTACATGCCTAAGCAGTAGCCGCTGACCAACCAGCTCTAAAACAAAAAATACACAATAATCCTTAGTCTGCGCAAGGTCCAATCCAGCATAAAACTCACCCTCATAAGCAGCCTCCGGATTATAGAGCCGCAAAGCCCCAACCTCAGGATCCACAACATCCGGCAAATTCTTAATCGTACCAATACAGCTAGCGATCAAACTCTGACTCAACCAAACATTTTCATCCTCAGCCCACTCAGCGTCCATCTCGCGGCGCCAACGCGAAGGATCATCTTTCATCTGTTTTCGAATTTTGTCCAAAATTCCCTTTTTCAATGGACCATTAGGCTCCATGGCACGCTCCCAAGTCACATGATGCTTAACAAAATCCTCAAAATCCTTATGATTACAAATCCGCCAAAACAGACTGTCAGTGTTCCATGGTGTGCTGGTACAGATAAATTTCCCGTTAGTGGTACCTAATGTGAACAGGATAGCATCGTACATGTCCTCGGCATTTGGAATAAAGTTAAACTCGTCAGCATAGACGATGTGAAGCGTAGGACCCCTAATAGTGTCAGGATTACACGGGTAAGCCTCAATTACGCTACCATTTGGACAGGTAACCTTTGTTTTTTGCGGAATAATTTTGGAGACAACAGGAAGCCTCCTTGCAAAATCACCAATACGCCGAATAACAAGCTTAGTCTGACGCCAACTGGGACCAACAACAGCAATACTAATCGGCTGACCAGCAGGAAAACCAAAAGTCTCAGGCGATAAAGCAGCATTAAGCAGCATCGCAGAAGTTGTAAAACTCTTACCACTTTGGCGACACCAACGAACCGCCGTAAACTGATTCTTACGGAAAAGCTCAATCAATTCACGCTGATAATCAGTCGGCTCAACCCCAAGCACCTGCCGGAAAAACTCTAAAGGATCAGTCTTCAAAGACTCAACTTTACTTAAACGCAACTGCTCAACAGCAATAGCTTGCTCCTGCAGCAGCTTACGCTCTTCAAATAACTTACCTGGGCGAAGAGCTCTCGGTCTTTTTCGCCAACCCTTCATACTTCTCCCTCAACTCCAAAAGCTCAGCTTCAAGCCCACGATAATCCATGTAGTCAGCCAAAAGCTCCTTGTAAATTTTGCAACCAGCAATGATACCACGCAACCGCAGAACATCACTTTTCTCAAGCCCAGGAGTCTCCAACGACTTAAGCGCAGCAGCCAAAGTCTTTAAAACATCCTCAACACTTGGCAGCTCTGCAGGACGCTTCAAAGTCAAAGTAGAAGAAGAAGTGCGTTTTTTGCGGGCTTCTTCTTCTTTTGAAACAAGACCTAAATCGAGCAGCTTCTGATAGATCGCATTCTCGCTGTACTTGCCCTGAAAAGTCTTTGATAAAAGACCATAGTCCTTACTACCCGATTCAAAGAGCTTCCTTAAGCGTTGCTCATCTTCAGTTGGCCATGGCTTTCCTTTCATTAAACTTTTAACCTCCAATTAGCCGGCAACGTTAACCTGAATGTCAAAACCAAACGAGGATATACCTGTGATAGTGTTTGCAACCGTCAAAGTGAAAGTAACCGGCACAACCTGCCCAGAACTTACCGCGGCGCCATTATAATTCCAAGTACAAGCCAAATACGCCTGACCACTCGCAGGAACAAAATTACCAACCGCTAGCGATGCAGTAACAGGATCCTTAAGCGTACTCTTCATGTACAACTGCATAGTAACCAAGTCACCTGCCCCAGCTTGACCCCAATCAATAACCGTAACCTCGTTAGTGCAAGCTTGATCACTGAAAAAGTTGAAATCCCTCGAAATAATCACGCCATGGGTGCTAATCGTTAGTTGATACTGGAAAGCAGCATAAACAAAACCCGAAGGAATCAACGCCAACAGAAGGCCAACCAGCAACCAATAACGCTTACTCTTCTTTGAAACAGGATTACGCATTTGCCCCAAATCAGCAGTCCTACGCGCAACAAAACCCACAAACCCAGTCCGGCCACGCCCAGCATTAACGCTAGCTCTGGAACAGAAATAGGCCAAAGGCAAAGACAACAACAAATTAGAAAACACGGCAAAAGTGAAGCTGCTCAAAAACACGTACCAACTGCCCAATCCATGCAGCACTAAGGGCACCGCACCCGGAACATTAAGCACCGGCACACAAACAAAATCAACAACCAAACTCAAAAGCAGGCCAAACATGCTGTACCATTTAAACTCAACCCTGCCACCCTCACGCCGCTGCCAATAAAACACGTAACCACTATACGCTAACGCCCCAAGAACTGAACCCATCAAAACATAACTAAAAACGTCAATCATGTTGTTTCCCCATCACAAACGCAGTAACAAGTCCACCAATCAAGCCAGTAATCGCAGCAAGCAACTCACTATTCACCTGACCAGTAGCTACAATGCAAACCGCTTCAAGACAAATTAAACCAACCAAAGCAGTCATAAGCAGAATCAACGCAGACAAAAACCGCTCACTAGGAGCAACAGACCTACGCCGCGGCCTACCCTTAGGCTTATCCCTCGTCGTCTCCAAAATACACGGCGAAGGCTCATCAACCTCAACCAAGAAAGTAAAATAACTACGCAACCAATCCTTAAAACGGCTCAAAACTTCCGCCTTCTCCTACCTAAACAATGCCGCAAATGCTGCTGACGATGAAGCAACGCCCGCGGCTCACTAGACCGCTTAACCTGATTCTTAGTCAACATAAAACTCTCAGCCAAAACAGCAGCCTTCTCAGCCGAAATAAACCCTTTAACTAAAACCTTAATTTCACTATTCCAAGCAGCCGGAATAGCAGTATAATCAACATCAAAAAAACCGTCACCATACTCAAAACAGTTCTGAGCAAGCAAAATAGTAGGCTTCTTATTCTTGGCAACCAAAACAAAAATGCCAACACTCTTAACCGGCACATCAATACCACCACAACTATTTACTCTGCTTTTGCCAATGCTAGCGTCAAACCAGTCAACACAAATCAAATCTCCAGGAACAACACCAGCTAAATTGCTCTCTTGCTTACTCAACAACACACCAAAAACAAGTCCCTAAACAACCCCTAAAAGGCTTGAGAGCCCAAACAGGCTACCAAAAATAACAAAAAAGGAAAGGTTACAAGTTAATTGAGTAACTTGTCATTAAAAGGTTGCCAGCTGCAAACGCGACGCCGGACCCTAAAATGTCATGGAAAAGCATAAAATCAGCCACTCCATAACCCGAGCTTGTTCCTGGCGTGCCATAATTCCAAGTGCCGAAAAAGCCCGTCTCGTTAACTGTTCCAGAGCCGCCAGCCGCAACAGAGCCAGACACGACAACGTATCCAGAAGCATAACTTCCAGGACCAGTCGGAAAACGTGTATTTTCTGGAGCTGAGCCGAAAGCTGTTTGAATTGTATAGTTAGAGCGTGCCGCCGCTGTTGTTCCAGAACCAACTTGCAACTTTGTACCCGTTAACGTTGTTGTTGATGATGCCATAGAATTAAAAGCTGCCATGTAAGAAGAAACGGCGTTTGCATAGGTTGGAACCGCTCTGTCGGTGTTGGCAGTATCTTTCAACGTTACAGTTGCAAAAGATGTATTTGCAAACCAGGCGGTCGGTGTTTGAATGATAGCAGCCAGCCATTTTCCGAAATTATCGAGTATAAGGTCCTCTGGAGTGTTAAATCCGATGTCAAGAATTTTTTTGTTTTTAGGATTAACCGCTGCGACGACGGCGCTCTCGTAAATGTTCGGCAGTAACTTAAGCAAATCAACTTTCTTTTTCTGTGCTTGACGCTTAAGCAATTCATCAATAGACTGTTTTTGCATCTCCATTTTAACAGGTAACGTCTCAAGCATGTGCCTTTTATGGATTGAACGCTCAAGATTCTTGTTGTATGACATGCCGACGAGGTTGTCTCGCCAGTGTTCGTCGTTTTTTCTTATTTCACTCATCTTTGTTTTGCCTCTCTTTGTTTTACGCTGGCTTAATTACCAACGTGTAACCGTAACCGCCGTCAGTTCCGCCACCGCCGAGCAAAAACGACGGCGGTTGAAAAGTGACGTTTTTATAAGCTCTCACATAGGCCAGTCCAGCGCTCGCGTCGTTTCCGGCTGTGCTGCTATTGTAACCGCCAAGCGTGAAAGGTTGCTGGGCGCTTATACTCGAATAATCGTTTCTTTTGCCAAAAACAATTATCACGGCTGACAAGTTAGTGTTCACTATGATTGAGGGGACACTGGCAGAGCCGCTTAAACTAAAACCTGTTGGTCCACCTTCCGCAGCTATTGGCGAGGCGTGTTGCCCTCTGAAAACAGACACTCCCCAAATAACGTCGCTGCTTGCAATACTTGACGAGGTCCAGGCAAAAGTCGAGTCTCCAGCCTGGAGCACACGATACCCTATAAACAAGTGTCCATAACTGGCGTTGTTTACGTCTTGCAGTTGAGTTACTGCGGCCGGTTTAGCAAACGTTTTGTTGTTTGCGTAAGTGTACCACCAAAAAACCGCCAGGTCCCCAGCTCCCCAACTTGCCGGGAGAGAAAAAGTGCTGCTTGTCGTATTGTTGCCTGTGCTGCTGTTGCTGCCTATGTGACTTATCGCTGGGGTTAAAGTTTCCTGGGTTGGAGTCTCACTTATTGACTGCGACGCGCCAGGCGTTGTCTCAACCTCGGGAGTCTCGTTAATGTCCTCTGTCGCTGCCGGCGTTGTAGAGAAAAAAGCATCCTCAGTTATAACCGGGGGAGTTGACGTTCCGCCATCAACAACGGCCATAACTCCGCTCGCTTGAGGGGGCAAAATCCACTCTGGCTCACTACTGCCGCCTTTAGCTACAACTCGATTAAGGGGAAAAAAATGGAGCTCTGTCACCTCCTGGTCCAAGAGGCTTCGATACCACAAAGACGGTTTAGCGATTACACCCTCAAAGCTGGGTCCTAAAATAACGTCGCTTGTTGAATTGTAGAGGCCGCCGCCTGGCGCTGTGAACTCCCAACTTTTATGCAACATGCCGTTTTTGTAAAGTTTAACATAGTTCCCGTCGTAAGTGGCCACCGCGTCGATTCTTCCGCCCACTTTAATAAATCCCGGGTTAGAGTCAAAATCGTGTCCATTGCCTAAAGCGTCAACAATGTTCAGTCTTAAAACGCCGTCGGTTCCTACTTGAATAAGGCTGAACTGGTTAAACTTTAAAACTATGTACCTGGACCCGGCAGCCAGTGACGAGGGACTGAACCAGGCAGCAATAGAAAAATCGCAGTTTTGAAACGTTAATTTGTTGGTTAAATTAACCTGTGTGGACCCGTCGAAAGTGAGCATGTTTAAACCTGTGGCCGAGAAAACTTCCCAGTGTCCGTCCGTGATTGTGCCGTCGGTTGGCTCCGATGTTGGGCTGCTATCTTTGGCGACTGTTCCCTCGCCCTCGTTTAGATGCCAGAGTCCGACAAGTCCCTGGAGATTAATGCTCCAACTGGTGCAGCCTGGCAGATAGATTCCTTTCTTTTCCCAGCTGCGGAGCTCCGCGATTGATTTGTCGATTGTAACCTGTTTTACTGCGAGTTGAATTTCGGCTTTAGTTTTCTTTTTGGTGATTCCAACAACTTTTAAGCTGTTGCCGTTTAAGAAATAACGTGGAAAATAGGGGCTTAAATAATCTCCAATAGTTAAATTAACTCTGTTAACCTCGTCCATTCTTATCGAGATAGGGGCTCCGGAAACGCCCTGGTATTCATTATATTTTTTTGCGGCCATTGCTTCTAAAGCCGGTTGGTCGGTTGGTTGGTCCTCGTTAAAAGTTCTCACTGGCGAACCCGAGCCATATTCGCCGGTTATGTGTCTGCCAAAAGTGTCGACGCCTCGAATAATCACTTTTCCGGCTGTGTTTGCTCTGTCAAATCCATGTCGACTAACCGTTATTGCTTGAGAGTCAATATACTTATAACTGCCTTCCCTGGCCTGTATGGATAAATAAAAGTTACTTCCTGGAACTAGCTCAAGTCCGAGAGCCTCAGCGATAAACTTTGCAATGTCGAGCCGGTTTGCTTTGTAGCACACAAAAAACATTTCTGTGCTAGGGCACGAGTCCAGAGTTATACCTGTGCCTTCTAAAACAAAGTTCTCCATTATTTCGTTTGCCGGTTCACCGTCAAAAACACCGGTTAACGGTTCCGCCTCAAACAACGTGACAAAAGTCTCGTCCTGGACTGTGACTTTAAGAAATTTTCCGATTGAATCCGCAGCTGTCACTATGCCGTCAAACTGAAAAGTGTCGTCGAAAATGAAAGCAACCGGCAAATAATTTGAAATTAAATCCCTGTTCCCGTCGTCGTTGGGTATTTTGAAAACGCCTCGAGGCTCCTCGTTTTCAGTGTCGTAAATATGGTCCAGTTCAGCCTCAAATTTTTGAGGAATTGGGCTGTCCTCAGTTACATAGAGAATTTCCCAGCCACCACTCCGAACCATTTTAGCTCCAGTACCCCTCAAATATTATGTTTCTTGAACCCTTGCTAAGCTTAATCGAGTAATCATAAATCGAGTAAAAACTATCCCGTTCAGGCTCAAAATTATCCAAAACGTAAACGCCACACAACCCAGTTATGGGACAAATTAAAACAACTTCTTTTCCGCGCAAATTTAAAAGCGGCGTAATTACCTCATCCCATAATTGAACATCTGTTTTCGCATCATTTGCGATTGTACCTGTCAAAGTGAGCACTGTTCCAGCCAACCCAGTTACAACTTGAACCGGCTCGTCCTGATCTTGCTCCATCGTTTCTTTGTTAATTCCTCCCGAGATTTTAACGCCTTTTGGACCAAACGGAAGAGCAACACCGTTTATGCTCCAGGCTGTCGCGGCTTCGCCTATTCCGGTTAAACTAAAAATTAAGCCCAGGACCATTTAATCCCACTCCATCCATGAACCCCAGCGTCCTTCGCTTGTCCAGTAGAAAGTCGCGTATCCTACTTGAGGGTGACTCGGGTCACTCCACCAATAAACGACAGAGCCATCTCCGCCCAGGTCCTCGCTGTAAATGCAAACAAAATAAACGCCAGGCTGCAACACATCAGAGTTAAACTCAAAAACAATCAATGCGCGGTTAGCGTCTAACGTTTCAACGTCGAGGGTACTTGTTGAGGTTGCGACTGCGGCTCCGTCTGGCCGGTCTGCTGGGTCCAAAAAGTTACCTGTTAAACTGTTAAAAACTTTGGCGACTATGTGGCCAGTCGGTAAACCGTTTTTGCTGAGAGAAAAAACGAGTTCTGTTAGAGTTGTTGCAGTATAAAGTATTATTTGCGAGCCGATTCCACCGTAACCGCCATCAGCATATAAACCGTTATAGTCATAAACTGGCCGGTTGCTGTTGTCAAGTATTGTTGTTTCAGACATTGCTTTTTATCTCCATTGTTGCAGTTTTTCGTTTAACTTGTCAACTGTTTTCTGAGCAGCTTCCTCAATGTATTCTGGACTGTTAATATCACCATAAAACTGCTGAGTAACCTTAACCTCCAAAACCCTCGGCAACTGTTGTTGATAACTTGACGATTTATCAGAGCTAGCCCTCTGCGCCTCATACCGATCAAGAGGCATAACAATCTCAGGACCAGCCTCCCCAATAAGCGCATAAGTTGGCCCTTGCGTAACCCCACCCGAGGCCAACCCAATAACACTACCATAACCTTGCAAATTCGCAACCATCGCGCCAACAGCAACACCAGAAGCAATCAACGCCGCCGTAGCAACACCAAGCGTTAAACCCTCCTGCAGCATCCAAACAGCCGCAGCCGCCGCAATAATCGCCGGCACAACAACCATCAAAGCCCGCCCCACAGGACCCAAAGCATCACCAAACTGCGAAATCACAGTATACCCAAGCGTAAACCCACCAACAAAACTGGTAACACCAATAGCCGCCAAAGTAGCCTTATTGCCAACATCAGAAACATTAGAGCCCAAAGCCTTCAGAACACCCGTCATATCTGGGAAATTCTTCCAAGCACGACTCAAACTATCAACCATAGTAATAGTCGTAGGAATAACCTGCAGTGCACTCGAAAACATGGCTTCATTCATGTTATCCTGCACCTGCTGCGCTCTCTCAGTAGCCAACTGATTACGCTCCTGGGCAAGGCGCAAATCGTTAGTCGCCGCGGTAACTTTTTCCTCATCACCCGACGCATAAGCCGCATTTAACCGACGTTTAGCATCCTCAACCGCATCTGCCGAGGACTTAACCTGCAGATTCGCACGATCAACCTGCAACTGCATATCCGAAACCCTATCAAAAGCGTTATACAAACTAAAAGCTGCAGTAGCAACACCCGAAAGACCAACAGTTAACTCACGCATAGACGCAGCATTAACACGAGTAGAGCTGGCAACCTCTTTTTGAAGCAAATTAACGTCCTCTTGCGCGTCATTTACCTCACGCAAAGCCTGAGCAGTAGACTCACTCTCAACACCCGTCTCCTTAATCGACTCATTCAAGTTAACAGTAGCATCTTTTAGACGCTGCTCAGCTTCAACCAAATCAACCGCAGCAGCTGCAGCATTCAACTGAGCCCGTTCACTTGCAGACAACGGCGCCAACGTCTCATTAACAGAACTCGCTAGCTCTTGATTGGAAGCAGAAACCTCATCGATACCCTCATTAATCCGGTCAGAAGCATCCGCTATCACACTACTTGCCTCATCAACCGCAACTAAGTTAATCTCAATTTCTTCACTTACCAAATTTTCTCCCTCTCTCTTCCAGCGCCCAGGCAACCAAAAAGTTGTACTGGAACACCGTCAACTTACCGATATCTTCAAAGCTAAACTGTGGAAAGCAATGCATTACAAGGCCTAACTCGTCGGCTGCTCGGCTGCATCTGACCCACTGTCGGATTTTATCAATAAAAAACCCGGCTGCTGGTTAATCAGCTTCACAAGCTCACTGCTCTCCATCATTGGAAACGCTTTACTAAACTTGCCAATAGTTTCCGGCGTATACTCTGGCAATTCAGGATAAGCTTTCTTAAGCACCAGATAGATCGCCATGGCGTTACGATCCTTCTTAGTCTTGCATTGATTAATCAACTCGGCATCATCCATCACCAGCTCACCGAAACGAACCAAGCCAAGCTTTGGATGCTTCACTTCATGAATAGTGGCTGCACGCTTTAACAAATCCGCTGGATTAAACACCGCAGTATCCTTAGCTTCTTCAGTTTCGGCTTTCGTTTTCCATTTAGCAACCTTTGCCTCATTCTCAGGCGAAAAAGCAACTGATCCTTTCTTAGCAGACACCCCCAGTCACCTACACCGGAAACTCTACGCCGGTAGCTTCACCACTAAGGCTCTCCAAGATACCGTCACTTTCGCCTGCTTTACGCTCAACATGCGTAATAACACAATCAGTCCACGTCTCCCACTTACTAGACCCAACTGGTGATCCTTCAGGAGCAAAAATCAAATCAAACTTTGTACCAGCAAGCAGCAAAGCAAGATATGTCTTATCAGTAAACAAACGCTCCATAGTCCACTTAAAAGTCTGTTGACCAGCAGCAACAATAGCAGGTTGCAACGAATCCATACTTGTTACTTTAAGTATTTCCGCATCCGCGACAACACTAATATTTTTTCCATATCCAATAGCTGCTCCATCTTTAAGCAGCCGAGCATTACGCCCAAGTTTAGGTTCAGCACTCACATTTTATTCCTCCAACATTTTTATTTGCAACATCACCAGCAACAACGCCAGCTACGTTACCAAGATAACTGCAGAGCGCAACCTCGCGAAACTCTGCAACCCATTTTTGAACAGTTATGTCAGGAAGAAAATCAACATCATCTCCCCACTGCTCCTTAATCAACCGCTTCAACACCACAGGATCAGTATCCATTAACTCAACCTGACGAGCCGCAAGCAAAAAGAACAAACCAACCCAAGCCCGATAATACCGGTCCCGCTCAGACACTTGAGCCAAAACCTTAATCGCAACAGTAAACAAACGTTCAAAATTACCATCAGGCACATCAAACACGCCCGACTTAACCTCAACACTATAAACCCGCCGCAAAGTACCATACAAACTCAACAAAGCAACCGTTTGAGGATACCGCGGACTCTTAGGAAACACCAAAAACCGATTCAACACACGAAGCGGCCAATTAACCAACTGCTTAAGAAAATGCAGCTTCAACTCCCTATTCATGGAGAAAACCAGACCTCCGCAACAAACACAATTTCGCCACCAAAAAGCGTCTTATCCACAGGCGCTTTGCTATCCTTCTTAAACTTGATTTCACCAGGAGCAAACATTACAGGCCAACAATTCTTAGCCGCCCCACCCAAAGTAACATCAGCCAAAACAGCATCAACCACATCACCCATAACAGGAATAATATGATCAAACCAATTCTTAGGCGCATACTCCTGATACAAAACAGTAACGCTAAAACCTACATGAACCTTAACCATATCGCCCATACTCAAAGGCTCAATAGGCGCAACATCTGGACAAATAACCGCTTTAGGCAAAACACCATAACTCGGCTCATCCTCCAAAACCACTGTCTTAATAGACGCTACACCCTTAGCCGGCACACCCTCAGGCACCTCATCACTCGGCGTCACAGCAGCAACATAAACCAAAGCAGCCTTAACAGCATCAAAAACTGCCGAATACACATCAGCAAACTTTGCCATTAACCGCTCACCAACTCCAACCACAAACCAGAGAAAACCTCACTAACACTGCCAACAGTCTTCTCAGCTGCACGATGCATAAACGGATTAGCCTTTGTACCAGGATGATGCACCAAAGGAGTAAACACTAAACCATTTCTGCCCTGAAAAACAAGAACGCTAGCGTTCACAGGCCTAATCTCATGAGGACGAGTACCATACTCAACATGCCTCGCATAAGATGCAGCTGCGCCAACCCTCGCCTCACCCTCACCAACGTCCTTGTAAACAGTCGACGCCAAATAACCCGTCCGACGAGGAGCACCCCAAAACGCTTCCGCCCAAGCAACATCCGCAAGCCGCTTAATCAACTTCTGACGCAAAGGACCACTAAACTTGTCAGAAAAAACAGTTAATTCCAAGCCCGAACGAGAAACTTCAACCTCAAGCATTCCTAAGCACTCCCCACATACGCCTCAGAAACAGCGTCAATGTAAGAATTCAAAAACCGCTGAGCATCACTCCAAAAATCATCACTCTTAGGATCACTGGAATGCTTAAACTGCCAAGCAGCAAAATAAGCCGCCGCCTGCTTAACCAACTCAGGCACCTCAGAAGGAACAGACAACCCCTGAACCCTCAAAAACCCATCAACCAAAGAGCTCCCACTGGTAACAGCAAGAGCAAGCTTTTCATCAAACGCAGTATCGCCTAAATCAATCTGTAAAACAAACTTGGCATTATCAATACTGCAATAGTCAGGCATTTTATTTTTCTCCTAGATTCTTGCACAGCCCCACAAGTGAGCCGTGTCAAGCCAACTTTTTTCTTGGACGCCTAAACGTTAACCCTTAGTCTCCGCCTGAGAATCACTTGACGCCTTCGAAGCAGAAGACTTAACGCCTTTTTTCTTTGTCTTCACAGGTTCAACCTGAGGAGGCAAAGGCACATCAGCACCAACTTTAGCCGAAACAAAGATCGCCCAGAAAGTACCACCAGCAAAAGCAACCAAACCTAAAATGGTAACTATAGGCCACTTAATACTATCCGGAACCGGCTGCTGACTAAGATACACTGCAGTAGACCCAACAGTCGCAATAACTGAACCTAACGCGATTTCTTCACGATTACTCAACTCAACCACACACATTCACCTCCAAACAAGCCGCCAATGCAGGCATATCCGCACAAGAAACGCTAGCAAACAACTCCGCAATCGAGGAGAAAGGAGAAGGCTTCGAAAACGGAAAAATTAGCGACCAACGCCTCCCGATGCATTAGACCCCACATTACCCTGACCAACAGCTGGCGGCTTAGGCTCCCACAACTCCCAACCAGCCTTAACCGCATTCTTCCTAAACTCCTCACCACGAATCAACCCCTGACCAGCCGCTGCGATCAAGTCACTCATCAACATCTCAGGCTGCTCAGGACTACCCCAATTCAAACGCACACTCGCCAAAACAGGATCCAAACCCGCCGCCCTAACAGCCGACGCAAAAACTTCACTCTCAACAGTACGCTTAATATCCCGCTGAACCGGCCTAATCAACAAATCCTGCAACTCCTTAGCAGCATTCGCCGACGCCTCAGTAAACCCCGGAGTACTAAACAACCGCGGCAAAGGCGTCTCAGTCCCCAAATAAAACTGATTAACCATATACTCAATAAACCCGCCAAACTGACCCCGAGGATCAATCTGCACAGGAGACAAAGAAGGCTGAGGCAAATCCTTACTTAACTTGCCACCATAAAAAAGCCAGTTACCCTCCTTCTTACGATTCTTGACAGCAGACTCCCACTTCCTAATATCCGCCTCAGAAGCACCAGGAATATACGCTAAAACATCAGGACCAATCCACTTCTCAAAAACCTTAGGCAAAACAGTCTCAATCTTTGCCTTCATAGAAGCATAACTAGGACGCTTCTCATTACCCTGAATCGTCAACGTCAAAAGCAACGTCTGCATCAAACCAAGGCCAAAACCAGAAGACTCATCATCTTCCTCAAGCTTCCAATGAATAATCCTTTCCGGCTTAAGCAACCCACCACCATACTTAGAACGAAGCTTAAAACTAGTGACTTTATACGGAATCTTGATATCATTCTCGTTCAAATTCTCGATACCAATCTTTTCAATGGCATCAAGCGGCAACCTAACTATTTCAGTCTCAGAAACCTTTAACCAAAAAACGTTACCACAAGCAATTAACCGCTTAGCCATACGAAAAAGCATTCTATCCAAATTAATGCCCTTAGGTGCAGAACCGCAAAAGACATCAACAACATTCTTCGCCTTTTGCGCATCAACATAATCAGCTTCGCTAGCACAAGTGGTATAGAAACCCATACCAACAAGAGAAGCAGCCAACTCATCAACTGCACTCCGACAAGTAGTATCCCGCTTATAGAGCTCCCAACAGTCCAACAACGGAACAACAGGAACATCATAAACCGTATCAGGATTAGGAGAAGCAAACCCAGAAACCGGCAAACGCCCAACAGCTTCACGAATCCGTGAAACAACACCTTTCTTCTCCACTACCAAGCGTAAACCTCCAAAAATGAAAAGCCACGGCTAACAAAACCCAAAACCATGCCACGTGGCAACACGTTAATTTTCACTTGTCAATTCAACCTCAACAGGCTTCAAAACACTAAAAACGGGGGAATGGTCCGGATGACCGGCCAAATTAAAGCACACCTTAAGCACCTGCAAATCACGAACACCAGCACGACCATAACTTGACGGCGCCAAATCAGGAACATAATCAGCCATCACCCTGCCACACACTGGGCAAAGAGTCCAACAGTCACAGACCACAACATCAGCGTGGTTACCATAGAGGTCCCGACCACAATTGGAACACTTACCCGAATACGCGCCAAGAGCGTTAACCGACAAGTCCCACTCAGCTCCAGCCTAAGTCAAAGTCGTCTTAATGTTCGAAATACGAGCGACACCTTTAGAGCGAAGCACACCAAGGCCAAAGCGAGTAGTTGCACGCACACCATACTTACCGGTTTGAGGATTATACCAATCTTCAACAGTGACGTCTCTACGCAGAAGCATTGCTGCAGCAATCCGGGTATCAATCGCGTAAGCAACACCGTTAGTAAACAGTGAACTTGCCTGCACACTCATACCAAGAACTTCACCAATACTTGCACGATCAACATCAGTCTGACCGCTCGGCAAATACAATGAGTTAACAAACTTGTCGTCATTCAGCAACTGGTGTTTCTGCATTATATGGCAACCAAACACGTTAGGCATGAAATCTTCAGACTCAACAGCATTGTGACCAGCAAGCAAAGTTGCCCAACTGCACACAGCACCGCCGCCCGCAACTTCAGCACCACCGGCTAAATCGCCATTTGCAACAGCAGCATACAACGCAATGATTTTCTCGGTTTCCTTTTTGCCTAAAGCACGGCCAACCAGCTCAACCATGTTATTCATAACATTCCAGGTTGCATCTTCAGTGAACTCTTTAGTCCATTCCTCAGAAGCTTCCGCCAAAACGTTAGTGTAAATGTCCACAGTTGACTTCTTTTTGCCACTAAGCCTAGTTGCACCATTTTCAGCGAACTCGTACGCTACAGATTCAGCATCCAAAGGAAAACGCTCAACAGCTTCAGTCGAAGGCATAACTTCAATGATGTTTCTGCCAACAAGGATAGGATGAGCCGCTCTTACAAGCGTATCATGCATTTTACCCAAGGCACCAGCACCATCACTAAATAGGCCTTCTTTTACGCCGGCGTTGATGTACCGCTTCATGAACGGGTGAGCATTCATTTTTGGCTGTAATGCTTCATAGAGCCTTTTTGTAGACTCTTCATCGCCGCTCTGCAGTTTCATGACAGATTCAAACAGACGTGGTTTCAAGTTTACTTGCACACCTGTATGAAGATCAAATCATCGTCAGCATCAGCAGTCTCTAACGCATAGCCCAACTTTTGATTAAAAGGAACCGCTACAGTATATTTTGCAGCGCCACCCTCATCAACAGCCTGGCTAACATCAGTAAACGGCAGAATCTTTTTGTTTCCATCAGCACCATAAACCGCTTTGCCACGAGTAATAGCAGCACCAACCTTAACTTTGACCCGCCCACGAATCAAAATAGCAGCTTGACCGCCAACTGTCGCCTGAGACTTAACAGCAATACCAATGCAATCTCGAGCAGCCGCAGCAGGAGTAATCTTGTCGTCAGCACTCAAGTATACCGGATCGCCCTTAGTCACAGCAGCAGCAATCTCGTAACTCTCAATAACCGCGTTTGGATCGTCAGTTTCGCCAATAGCCATCCAACTTTTTCCAGTTTTATCAGTCAATTAAATCGATCTCCAAAATTTTCAACGTTCAACCAAGTTCGTCCTTGGCCTACTAGCCCCACAAAAGTGAGCATCAACTTAAGGACCTCCACTTTCAGCCTTAGACGCCGATTTAACAGCTTTCGCAGGCTTCTTTTCTTCCTTCGCTTCCATGTCCTTAACTTTCTTTTCTAACCCCTGAATGCGCCTGTACATGTTCCGAAGCAAACGCCCAATTGCTTCATTATGAAGAATCATGTGCTCACTATCAGCAATAGTGACATCAGCTTCCTCGTCACCGACTACATGAAACTTGCCAACAGCAGCCTCTTCAGCCATCTACTTCAGACGCTCCTTAGCCTTCAAAATCGCAGCACGCACAGCCTGACCCTGCCGCTGCATACCCATCGAAGAACGCTCAACCATCACAGGCGGCGCTAAACCCTCAAGAACCTTAAGATGCTCAGAAACCGGCATCAACACCGGAGGATCCACAAGCAAGTCGACGCCAGGCGCAACCTTACGATACCTCTCAATAAGGCCATTAGCCGCCGTCAACTTGTTTTCAGTTTCAGTTAACTTTGAAGTTTTCTGGCCTAATTCAGCAGTAACAGTTACAAGCTTCTCAGCAGCGCTAGGCTCACCCTTAGCAATCAAAACAACAGGACTATCAGGAGCAACAACCTCAACACCGCAATCCTTGTTAGGACATTTCCAGCCATTAGCCTCCCAAGCGGCAGCATCAAACTCTTGCCCACACGCCGGACACTTCAACATCACAGCCTCTTTAGCCTTCAAATTCTCAGCCACTTTCGCAGCTAACTTTTCAATATCTTTGTCTTCCAAACACTCAACTCCATTACCGTTAACATGAACCAAAAGCCGCTCAACCAACCGATACCCAGGACACTTACAGCCATCATGCGGCAACCCTGGCTCAGTACCATAAACAAACTCTTTGCCATCCAACGCTTTGCACTTCTCGCAAGCATCAGGGCTAGCGACAAAACGAACCTTAAACGCCGAAAACAGACTCGGCAAATCCTCAGCCGCTTCTTTAATCGTCAAATGAAGCTCGCGCACCGGCAAATGCTCCAACACCGGCAAAACCAAAGACTGCGCATTATCACCGCAGCTGGTACAAACACTAACTAGATACTCGCCGGGCTTGCCACAGAAAACACACTGCAAATCCTGCAACAACTCTTTAGCAACAAGCTTTTCCTTAACAACCTTCACGCCTTGACCGCCTACATTGGTAAGACTCTCCAAAACTTGGATAGTTGTTTCAGGAATACCAGGCACAGCAACAAGCGACAACTCTGGATTATACAACCCCCGAGGCACCTTAGCATCAACTAAATCAACAGCAGTATAATCCGCCCCAACACTCACATGCCTAATCAAGCCATTACGGATTTTTTCTGCAACCGACTCATCGAAAATTTCCGCCTCATACAAAATCGCTCGCAGGGCCTCATCAAAAACGCTCTTAGAAACCTTCCCAACAGCAGAGCTAGCCGAAACATGCTCCATATACACCGGAGAACCCACAAGCTTTTCAGCAAAAACCTTGAGCTCCTCAGGAGTGTAAATATTAAAATTGCGAGATATGCCGGCTGTTATGGCCACACCTGCAATACGCAAAGGCTTACCCGCAGCAGCTTCAACAACTCTAAAACCTAAAAGCGAAGCTACATGCTCACGCACATTCTTACAATCCTTGCAACTGCCACAACCACAAGAGCCAGCCATATCCCTTCAAACACACCTAACAGGCCAACAAAGGCCAACTACTCTTAGCAGAAAGAAACTCTCTAAGGCAACCCCTAAAAGGCTTGAGAG